TTCCGCCATAACCGCCATCTGACACTACAGTCTGCTGTGCTCCGAGATCCGCGTTGATTGCGAGATCCCCGAAGGTGTGCCATGTTGCCGCGTCGTTCACGATGGCTCTATGAATCTCCGCTTCCATGACGTCTTCGTAAACCTCAACCGGCGTCGTGTCTTTTTCGCTTGGAGCAATATGCACGCGAATTGAAAACGTCTGCTGAAACGCGACTGCCGGTGGATTCCCAGGACAGTCAAGCTCCGTCACTCTGGATACTTCGCCACGAGTCAAAACAATCAACCCATGTTGCGGCGTGTATGTCGCCAGCTTTGTTGGCCTGACGACATTCGCGAACGAATACGCCCCAGCACTGCCGGACACCAAAGCCTGTAGCCGCGCAAAGATCTCATCTGAGATTCGCGAGACAACAGGCGTTTGAAATGTTACCGACATATCAGCACCAGCATTCCAGAGTCGTGTTCAGACAATAATTGCACTGATCGCTTTGTCGGCGTTTCTCCGATCCGCACGGCCAGTTTAATTTGATCGCCGCCAGTGTTCAGTTCTTCACTGCTGATTCCGGTTGTGGAATTGTTAGCAACTCTGACTTCGAACTCTGGAACGATCTGTTCATCCGGATTGAAGGTTGACACTTGATTGCGAATCACAACGGCCTTGATAGATCTGGCCGTCGCTGGTGCCCCGAACCGATGCGGATGGTACGTGACTGTCTCAGCGAAGTGATCGCTGTTGAGAAACACACCAGCCGCATCAGTTACGATCCGGTCTGCCAGGCTCATGCTCGTTTGGCCGTGATCTTGACGTAGTCAACAGTCACTGCGTCAGCGTTCGTGTTTGCGGCCTTCTGGATTTGGATGAACGGCTGAAGCCCGCTCGTATATCCAGCCATTGTGAACGTGGTTGACCGAGCAACGCGGTTGCCATCAATGTAAAACTTGATGTCAGACTTGTTGCTGAAGTCGATCACGAACCGCTTGAACACGGTGGCCAGTGCTGTCGCTGACGAGACTGGAGCTGTGTCCGTTACGTTGTCGTCTGTCTCAACCGTGACGTCAGTCGTGCTGGTTGACCCGGTCATCTTAAACAACGCCAGAGCAGTCATCGCCGTTGGGTCATCATTGCGAGCAGATGCCAGCCCAAAACTAATGATCGTTCCGGTTGTGCATCCTGTCACCTTAACGCGAAACTCTGCACAAAGCAGATCGTCGATATCGAAGCTAAGGGCGTCGCCGTGAGCGAGGCAAACATTCTCAACTTCTGATGTCGCGGCCAGTGTTAGCACTGCATTGGATGCGTTGCGTACATAGGTCGGAGTACCGGCGGAAGAGGTGTCAACAACAAGCCACGGGGTTGCTGGGTCTGCTGAAACTGGAAGCGTTGCTGACGTTCCGAAGAAGTCGTCAACGTACTCTTGGAAGTCCTGAATACCTGCCATCTGAATTACCTTTCAAAACGGATCATCGCATTCCGCTACCGTTGGAAATGCTCAAAGAACGGCGGACCACATGGCCCGCCGTATTTCATCAGTCAGGCGATCACGCCCCGTTGTGCTTGTACAGACCACGGAAGTCGATTGGAGCAACTCCAAATGTCTGCCGAACCTTGTACTTGTAGACGTCCTTGTCGAAGTCCCATTCGTTTTCAAGAACTGGAGACTGTTCGCCTTCGAGGAAGGTGATTTCGACGGTATCAACCTGGCTGTTGCTGGCTGCCAAGTACCAGGCTGTTGAGCTGTTAGCGTCCAGCAGCGGCTCAACGATGACCTTCAATGGTCGATCGCCGTTTGGCCCGTAGATGTTCTTCGTGTTGCTGTTACCAGCAGCAGAGCCACCAACGGAAGGATCTGCGATAGATCCAAGCAACTGCAGAGCGGTCGCTGAGATTGCCGCAGGCACAATCAGGAACGCTGGCTGGATGTTTAGGATCACATCCGACCGAATGCCCTTCTTGGTCATCATTGAGATGAACGCGGTGTTCAGTGTTGTCACTGAAGGAGCACCAGCACCAGACGCATAGTTTGCGTGACCGCCAGCAGTTGTCTGGGCAGTTGCGTTGAACAATGCTCCAGTGTCAGCCATTGCTGCGTTTGCAGTCAGGACGCTGTAGACGGCCTGATTCTGCAGACGTCGACACGCTGCCCCCTGCATTGCAGGGATGCGACTGATGGCGTCAAGATCGTCGTTGACGACGGTTTCCCATGTCACGGTAAACATGTTGCCGTACTTGTTGATCTTGTACGTCTCCTTCGTGTCGGACATTCCCGCGTCCTTGTACTCCTTGCCTTCTGGCACCATTTCAGGAGTACCCATTTCACTGAACCGAATGCGGTTGATGTTCTTGAAGTCCGCAGTCGTTCCGGCGTCACGTGCCCACATTCCCCAGGTAAACGGGGCTTCTTCATAGCCTGCCAGCAGTGTCTTGTTTGCTGCGTCAAGCAACAGATTTGAGAAGCTGCCGGTCGTGTGGTACGCATCGCGCTGAATTCGGAATCGGTTCATTGATCCCGGATGGCCCATCGCAACCAGTGCGATATCCTTTGCTGCCATGCGTCGCACGTCGCAGCCCATCTTTTCCGCGTACATTTCAGCGACGCGGCCCAGCTTCATGTTCGTGAAGTCCTGATGGCCGGCGGCTGGATTTGCCAGCGTCTGGTTCCGCATTCCACTGGCTCGCAGCGTTCGCATGATCAGGCCATCGCGAGCGGCTGCGAACAGTTTATCGTCGGCTGATTCTGCGACGCTCACACGTTCGGTCGACTGACCGGCAGGTTTATTGGCCATTCGTTCTAAGATCCTTGTTCTGGCGGTATTGAGGTCAACGCCGTCGTCACAGAGACTATCGGCAACTGATCGCTCGATTTTGTGGACAGTGCAAAGCGCCTGGATTTCCTTGCGTCGTTTGGCATCAGTTCGCAACGCACGGCCGATCGCTTCTTCAACTTTCTTTTTGTCTTCTTCCGGATCAGTCGCGCCGTCCATGTTTTCAACTTTCTTTTCTTCTGGGGACTTTTCTTCTAGGGGCTTTTCGTCGTCTGTCATGCCGTCCATGTTTTCAACTGGCTCCGGCGGTTCTGCTGCTGCGGAGGTGCCGAGCTTGCCAACAACCCACGCCAGAATCTGGTTCGGGTCTGTCATGCCGTCAGGGAGCCCCATTGCTGTGAGCGATCCCAATAATGCCTCGTCCATTCGTGTTACCTTTCTTTCGAGGTCTGTATAGGACCTGCGGACAGTTGAGTGCTCGTCTGCACCAGTGGCACAAATCGAGGCGTTATGTGGCTGCCATCGCACATGGATGACTGCCGGACCATCGATCACCGCTCCGCGTTTTGTCGTGTAGCTCTGCCCGTGTGGCACAAAGAGCGATTCCACTGGAACGGCGGTTATTGAAAAGTCTGTGATGTGGCCTTCGTCCATTCGCGTGCGGATGACTTGTGATTCTGCATCGCTGGCAAACGAGGGAACCCCGTGAAGCTCACCATCGATGACTTGCATCTGGCGGATCGAACCGAAGATGTTTCGCACGCTGCGATCGTCGTGTGAATCGACAATCGGAATCTGTGATTGATTAGCGCGGAGAACGACGCCATCCATCAGCAAGACTTCGTTGATGACATATCCGCGGTCTTCGTCGTAGCGTCGGACTGGCGTTTCTGTTGCGATGACCACATCAGAAATGCCTGACGCAATGCCGACCGATCGCATGACGACATATGCTGTTTTGACTGGTGGAAGCTTTCCTTTTTTACGTGTCATTTGTTGCCCTTCATCGCTGCGAGCTTGTCCTTCATTGCTTGAATTTTGGCCTGCGACTCAGCGAGCTTTTTCTGCGTGTCGGCTTTCTTCGCGTCGATGTCAGCGAGGGCAGACTGCAATGCGTTTATTTTCGGTGTGTCCGTCTTTGGACCGCTCGTTTCCAGCTTGTCCAGTTTTTGCTTTAGGTCAGCTACGTCCTGCTGTGCCTTCTTTGCTCGTGCGTCCATTGTTGTTTGAGCAGCATCTTTTTTGGGCTTGCTGTCGCTGCCGGTTTCGTCGACTGGCTTTGCAATTGACTTCCCCTTTGGTCCTGTCTTAACCTCGCCTCCGTCCGTGATGAACAGTGCGACACCGTCATCATTTGACACCCAGCGGCCGCCCTTGCTCGCTCGTTCAACCGCTTGCTCAGTCTCCGGAACTTGATCGAGGTCCGTATCAACAGTCCCGTCTGACGCATCCGCCAGAAGCATTTGTGCCGTGGCTTCCGTCAGTCCAAGAGACTGCAGAAACACCATTGACTTCGTTTCGCTGGCAGTGCCTGCGATGAACTCCGCTAAGATGTCCTCAATGGCTTTGCGATTGCGGCCCCATTGCTGACGTGACAAATCCGACATCTCACTCGACGGTGCAACCTGGCCTTGAGCTTGGCCGTTGGGCTGCGCGGATGCCGCCGCCATCTGCTGGGCTTCGGCTTGTGAGTTCTGCACGTTGGCCATGTCGGCGGTAACAAGGCCCAGCTGCCGCTTGAGCTTCTCCTCCTTGGCCCGCTGATAGAATACGTTTTTCCAGTGCTTGCCACGCTGGCCGAGTTCGTCTTGATACGTGCTCTGAAATGAATTCAACGCCGCATCCGAAGCAGATTGTTCGCTCTGCGGGTCTACCCATTCCCATGCGGGAGTTTGCCACTCCACCGCCGTCGCGGCACGACGGTCGGCAAGGATTTCGGACATCGACGGAAAGCCATTAGTGCCAGCCGTTGCGGCTTGATCACAGAAGCGATCCCAGATCGGTTGACAGAGATGTTGCACGTCATATCGTTGCCACCTCCGGAACCTGCGTCGATCTTCCAACATGCTTGTGCGGCTGCTGCTGTAACTTGTTCCGCTGTAGTTTCTGCTGACAACTTCGTAGCTCAGGCCAGTACCGACTGAGATGCCACGCAACATCAGATTGATCCACGGCTCTGATGCCGAGTTCGGCCGGCCGGGATTGATCGACTCGACTGATTCCCCTGGCTGCAGTCGCACGATCATCGCCGGTTCAAGATACTCAAACTGATTACCATTGACGTCGCTCGACTCGTCATCTGTCGATGGCATTAAACCTGTGCCCGCGCGTCCGTTTGTTGTAATGGCGACCCCGAAACACGAAGCAACTGCAGACGCCTGAATCTCATTGTCGACGTAGACGCCGAGGTCACGAAGCCATCCAAGGACAGGGGCAAACCACGACACTCCGCGAGTCTGTCCGATTCGGTCGACTCGGTACAAATGCAGGATCTCAGACGCATCGATCCGGATTGGAAGGACTCGCGTTGCGTATGGCCCGTTTGGATGCTCCGGATAAATCCAGTACGCCAGCGGCTTTCCAAGGTCATCAAGTTCGACACCACGGATGACCTTGTTCCCGTCTTTACTGTGAATCTTGTAAGTGTCTTTGTCCGTCGCGAGTCGGTCGGCTTCAATCAGCTCAAGTGCAAGCGGCACAGGGCGATAGATGCCCCGGTACTTGTTCGACGGCGTGTTGACAAGGTGAATCAGCACTTCACCCGCTTCGACCATTTCACGCTGTGCGAGCTGCTGAATTTCCGCGAAGTTCAGACGCCCGTTGACGTCGCAGACTTCACACCATTCCTGCCAAACCTTATCACGGATTTCGTTAAGGTCTTCGACGTCGGTGCCTTCCGGCGTTTCAAT